GTTATACTAATAGTATAGTAGAAACAGTTAAGCAATGTTTTGAAGATATTCCAAGTAACTTTGCTAAGTTATTTGGTAAAGAATTCAACCTTCCTATGAGGGTTGATATACAACTAGGTACCAATTGGGGTAACCTAGAAGACGTAACTTAATCTTAAGGAGATTATACATATGCAAGTAAATGTCGTAGATGTATCAAGCTTGAACACTCATGCAGCAAAGAATGGTAGACAATACCAGTCAATAGAAATCATGTACAAAAATGATGCTGGTCAAGCTCAAAATAAAAAGCTAATGTCTTTTGCAAACCCTGCCGTATTTAAAGCAGCACAGACTTGGAGTAAGGGTGATGTAATTCATGTGTCAACAGAAAAAGACCAGAATGGATATTGGCAATGGACAGCAGTAGGAGATGCTAATACCACTACAGACAAACGTGATGATGGTACAGCACAGGGTTCTACTCAAGCCGCAAGCTCAACAGCACCTACTCGTGTGTCAGGCAGTAACTACGAGACCAAAGATGAACGAGCAGCTAGGCAAGTAATGATAGTCCGTCAATCATCATTAAGTAATGCAGTAGCGACCCTAGCAATAGAAGGGAGCAAGGCAACAGCTAATGATGTAATTAGTTTAGCTAAATTATATGAGGGATATGTCTTAGGTCAACAAGCAGAAGTATCTAGTATTGATGACTTAGCATCAGACATTCCATTCTAATGGATACTAAACTAAAGACGAATCTAGGAGCTTTAGGAGGAGTACTACTCTTCCTATTGCTCATAGGTTACTATGACAGAGATACTCCTACTCAGGTTCACAAAGAGGAGGCTATAAAGGAGCATGAAGAGTTTGTTACTTCTTTTCAAATAGTTGAAATCATCCCTGACTTACCAGTTATAGAAGGGTATGATAATCCTACAGTAGATGATTTACCTCCACTAACACTTGATGGTAGTCATCTTCCTATTATAGATGGATATGAACCTTTGGAAGTTCATGAGTTACCTAACCTAGAGGACTAGTATGCAGGCATTAATTGACCATGATTTAGTAGTGTTTAGATGTGCAGCGTCAGCTGAAAATGATAGTCTTAACATAGCAATCTATAGAGCAGAAGCATTGCTTGATGAATTGCTTACTAAGACTGGAGCAGATAGCTACCGTGCATTCTTATCAGGTAAGTCTAACTTCCGTAAGACTATCTATCCTGAGTACAAAGCTAATCGTACTACACCTAAGCCCGTGCATCTAGAAGCTCTACGAGAATATGCTCTAGACAAACAGAATGCAGAGTTGGCACCTGATACATTAGAGGCTGATGATGCCCTAGGCATTAATCAGACTGATGATACTATGATTGTATCGTTAGATAAAGATTTACTAATGGTCCCAGGTAAACACTTCTCATGGGAGATTAAAGGTAAAGGCTGGACAAAGCCCGATAAGTTTACTGAACAGACAAAGCTAGGAGGATTGAGATTATTCTTTGAGCAATGTCTTAAAGGTGATACTGCTGATAACATCAAAGGTATCGAGAAGATAGGTAACAAACGGGCTAAAGCTTTACTTGCAGATTGTGTTACTGAACAGCAGATGTTTGATGCTGTTCGTAATGCATATGGTAATGATGACGAGTTCATTATGAACGCATCAGTACTATGGATAATGCAGAATGAGGAGGATGTATGGAAGGACAGGTTTAATGCCTACGTTCAAAAGTAAACTAGAAGTTAAAGCTTGGGCAGTACTCAAAAAACATTTCCCAAGTGTTAAGTATGAACCTGATGTAATAGAATACATACAACCCATCAAGTCACGGAAATATAATCCTGACTTTCGTATGGCAAAGAATGTATACATAGAAGCAAAGGGTAAGCTTGACTTAGCTACTAGACAAAAGATGGTTTGGTTTAAAGAATGTAATCCTGAAGTCACCATAATTTTCTTGTTTATGAATCCCGATAACAAGATAACCAAACGCAGCAAAACAACATACTGGCAGTGGGCTGAGAAACAAGGGTTCATGTGGCTAGACTTTAGAAAGGATTGGATAAATGATTATAAAAAACTTAAAAGAAAGTAAAGATGGTAGTGTAGACTTTGATTTTAAAGTTAACAAACAAGAGACAGAGTTCTTGTTATCGTTTGCTATCAAAGCTCTCATGCGTGAGGGTATAATTAAAACAGCAGAGGAAGAGTTCGCTGAAACAGAAGTAGACCTTCCACTGGAGACTATGCAATGAAGAAACATTTAGTAATAGGAGATACCCAGGTTAAGCCTGGGATTTCCCTATCTTATTTAACATGGATAGGTAGGTACATTGTTGACAAACAACCAGATGTAATTGTAATGATTGGTGACTTTGCAGACATGCCTAGCTTATCATCCTACGATGTAGGTAAAAAATCTTTCGAAGGTAGAACATACAAAGCAGATATTAAAGCTGCTCACAAGGGCATGGAAGCATTGCTAGCACCTATGAAAGCACTTAACAAAAGACTAGCTAAAGCTAAGAAGAAGTTATACAAACCTAAGATGGTACTAACTATGGGTAACCATGAGCAACGTATTAACACAGCCATTGAGTATGACAGAAAGCTAGATGGTCTTATATCATTTGATGATTTACAATACAAAGAAGCAGGATGGGATGTAATTCCATTCTTAGAAGTAACTAGTATTGATGGTGTTGCATACAGTCATTACTTTGCTAGTGGTGTTATGGGTAGACCAGTAACATCAGCACGTGCTTTACTTACTAAGAAGCATATGTCATGTGTAGCTGGGCATCAGCAAGGACATGATATAGCATACGGTATGAGAGCAGATGGTAAACAGATGACATCTATCATTAGTGGTAGTTGTTATCTACATGATGAGTCATACTTATCTCATCAAACTAATCAACATTGGAGAGGATTGTACATGTTACATAATGTAGAGGATGGTTCATTTGATGAATGTGCAATACCATTACATTATTTAAAAAGAAAGTATAGGAAATAGCTTGACTTTCTCTGTAATATATGCTATAATATTATTATGACAGCAACTAAAAAACAAGTAGGTGGTAAACATTATACTAACTATAAGATACAACCTATAGAATTTATAACAAGTAATAACATTGGTTTCATTGAAGGTAATGTTATTAAGTATCTATTAAGATTTAAAGAAAAGAATGGTATAGAAGATATAGATAAAGCTATACATTACCTAGAACTTTTAAAAGAAATATATTACAATGGAAAAACTTAAAACAAAAAGAATTTGCAATAAATGCAAAGAACCTGCTAAAATCTGGGATAAAAGTCAGTGGTGGTGTTCTATTGATAGTAGCATGGGTAGTTACAACATGCGTGGTTATTGCATAAGGGAGAAAAAGAAATGAAAAATTTATTTACAACAACCATAGGTCATCTAGTTATAATAGCTGTTCTTATTGGTTTATATGCTATAGTGGTATTTACATTATAACAAAATAGGGGTAGCTTTGGTTTCGACAACATGTAACATTAATTTAGCATGTTGGACGCGAGTTCGATTCTCGCCTACTCCACCAACATAGGAGCAGATATGAACTATAGAAACCTAAATTTACAAAGGATTAATTATGCCAGGAACTAATGGTACAAATGATTACGAAATTCCTGGTGCAAAGTTAAAGACTAGTGTACCAAATGATAAATACAAGAAAGGGTGGGACAGAATCTTTGGTTCCAAGCCTAATGATAAACAATTTGATAAGGTCAAAAAGACTAAAGGTCGGTCATAACTATGGCTCTATCATTCAAAGAAGTCTGTGAAGAATTAACTAAGCTAGATGAAACAACTCTTCTTGAAGTACTTGACATTTCATCAGAAGATATAGTTAATCACTTTCAAGACAAAATCGAGGACAATCTCGAAGAACTATCTAATGATTTAGATGAACATACTAAACAATTAGACATATTTAACGAAGAATAACAGGAGATAGCATTGGATATTTACCAATCGGTAATAGCATCATCAAGATACGCACGTTTTATACCAGAACTTAAGCGACGTGAGACATGGGAAGAAACAGTAGACAGGATGGTTACATACCTTAAGTCTAAAAACAAAGGATTAGACAAAGAGTTTAAGGATATACGTGAAGCAATACTTAATTTAGAAATCATGCCTTCTATGAGGCTTATGATGTCAGCAGGAGAAGCATGTGAAAGGGACAACATTGCTGCTTATAATTGCTCTTATTTGGCTATTAATAATAAACGAGCTTTTAGTGAAACATTATACATTTTAATGAATGGAACAGGAGTTGGTTTTAGTTGTGAGAGACAAGAGATTAGTAAACTACCTAGCATACCAGAGGTACTTAGTAACACTGATGATACTATTGTTGTTGGTGACAGTAAGCTTGGCTGGGCGAAGTCGTTTAAGAAACTATTATCTAGTCTATGGGAAGGAGATATACCCAAGATTGACTACTCTAATGTTAGACCAGCAGGTGCTAGGCTAAAGACATTTGGTGGTAGAGCTAGTGGTCCAGAGCCATTAAAGAGATTGTTTGATTTCGTAGTAGAGTCATTTAATCATGCACAAGGTCGTAAACTAACATCATTAGAAGTCCATGATATTATTTGTATGGTAGGAGAAATTGTAGTCGTTGGTGGTGTTAGACGTTCTGCCCTTATCTCACTATCAAATCTTACAGATAAACGCATGAGAGAGGCTAAAATGGGTGCCTGGTACAATGATTTTGCATGGCGAGGGTTAGCTAATAACTCAGTTGCTTATACAGAGAAGCCTGATATGGAAACATTCATGGATGAGTGGGTATCCTTAGTTAAATCTAAGTCAGGTGAACGTGGTATATTCAATAGAGTTGCTGCGCAGAAACAAGCTGCTAAATGGAAAAGACGTGATGAAACATTGACTTACGGAACAAATCCTTGCAGCGAGATAATTTTACGTGATAAACAATTCTGTAACCTAACAGAAGTAGTTGTAAGAAATGGAGATACTAAAGAGAGTCTACTTAACAAAGTGCGACTAGCTACAATACTTGGTACATTACAATCTAATCTAACTAACTTTCAGTTCTTGTCTCATGAATGGACTAAGAACACAGTAGAAGAAAGATTACTTGGTGTATCACTAACAGGTATTATGGATGCTAAAATAACATCTAATCCTGACCCTAAATTTTTAGAGGAGATGAGAGACCATGCTAGAAGAACCAATCACAAATACGCAGACAAACTTGACATACCAAGAAGTACAAGTATTACGTGTGTTAAACCTTCTGGGACTGTTTCTCAGCTTGTTGACAGTGCTAGCGGCATTCATGCTAGGCATGCTGAGCAATATATAAGAACTATCCGTATGGATAAGAAAGACCCTATCTATGAGTTTCTTAAAGGTCAGGGTGTAACAGTAGAAGATGAGCAGTTTAGACCTGATTCAACAGCAGTATTTAGTTTCCCAATAAAAGCTCCTAAAGGTGCTGTTACTCGTAATGATATGACAGCCATAGAGCAGTTAGAGAACTGGTTAATCTATCAGAGACACTGGTGTGAACATAAACCATCAGTAACTATCAGTGTAAAAGAGGATGAGTGGATGGATGTAGGTGCATGGGTATGGAAATACTTTGATGAGATATCAGGTATATCTTTCTTACCTTATAGTGACCACTCTTATCAACAAGCTCCTTATCAAGACTGTACTGTAGAGGAATACAAAGAGTTACTTGATAAAACACCTAAGAATATTAAATGGGATTCGTTTATTGAAACTGATGATAACACAGAAGGTGCTCAAACACTAGCGTGTACAGGAGGTTCTTGTGAGATTTAGTATATACC